TGATGAGCGCATAAAAGTTTTGAATCAGGCACAGGGCAGTAATTGGGCCTTGTATCATGGTGATTCGGTTGAAGTCTTGCAGGGAATACCGGAAAACAGCATCCATCTTTCTGTTACGTCTATTCCGTTTGCCCAGCTTTACTGCTATTCAAACAGCGACAGAGACATGGGTAACTGCAAGAATGATGCGGAATTCTATGAACAGTACAAATACCTTGTCAAAGAATGGTATCGGGTGATGATGCCGGGACGTATTGTCTGCATCCATTGCATGAATATCCCGTCCATGAAAGAACGTGACGGCGTGATCGGGCTGAAAGATTTTCGCGGTGATGTGATTCGACTGATGCAATCGCAGTGCTTTATCTATCACAGCGAGGTATGTATCTGGAAAGATCCGGTGACGGCAATGCAGAGAACAAAGGCTCTCGGTCTGCTGCACAAGCAGATTAAAAAAGATTCGGCTATGAGCCGTATGGGAATACCGGATTATGTGGTTGCGTTTCGAAAGCCGGGGGACAATCCGGAGCGGATTACGCATACGAATGAGAGCTATCCGGTCAGCAAGTGGCAGCAGGTGGCAAGCCCGGTCTGGGATGAATATGCAAGTCCTGTCTGGTGGGATATTAACCAAAGCAACACGCTGAATCGATATGGCGCAAAAGACGAAAACGATGAAAAGCACATTGCGCCATTGCAGCTTTCCGTGATCGAACGGTGTGTAGAACTGTGGAGCAATCCAGGGGATGTTGTTCTCGACCCGTTTAACGGCATTGGAAGTACGGGATATCAGGCTCTGCTGATGGGACGGCGATATGTCGGCGTGGAACTGAAAGAAAGCTATTACAATCTCGCCGTGAAGAACCTGCAAGCCGCAGAAATCGAGGCAAAAGAGAAAGCGGAAGAGATCACTTTCTTTGACAATGCGCCGGAAGGAGAAAGCAAATGATCGGTGGATTGGTAGAGTCGATTGTTTACAACCTCTATGAGTCTGAGTGCAGAGAAAGGTTCACTGATGCAGAGATACGGGAAGCGATCGAAACGTATCTGACCAAACGTGTTGAAAAAATGAACAGAACGTCCCTGAACAATATCGTGCGGTATTACAGAGAAGAGAATAGCCGCTTGCGCAGACAGATAGACATACTCATGGGGCATGATGTGCGCTGATGGGTTCATACGGACATACAGACGGAACGGTGGAGCATTATATCCCGGTCGGTGCGAAGTGGAACAACGTAAAGCCGGGAGCGAGATTGGAGCCTTGCCCGAAATGCGGAGCGGTTCAGGACAGCTTTACAGGGCCGGTGTTCTGGTACGCCGGTATGGATGATGAAAACTCCGGCTATGGAATCAGTTGCAAGCAGTTGCAGATTGGCTGAGAAAGGAGGCTGAATAATGAAAAAGTTAGCGATTTTTGTGTGCTGCATCTCGCTTGTATTAATGTGCGGGTGTGGAAGAAAAACAGGCGAGAATTTTACGGAGTCAGAAAGGTTCACCATCGTGTCTGGGTATAACATGAATGCTCCGTATTACGAAACAATTTTTGCCGATGAGGAGACTGGCGTCATGTATCTCGCTCTGTACAGTGACAGCCAATTCGGTATTACGCCACTTCTCAACGCAGATGGAACTCCAATGCTGATAAAAGATGGAACAGGAGACTGAGTGATGGGCGTTTACATTGAAGATATGAAAAAACCGGTTGAGGTTCCAGAGCCACACGGAGACTTGATCGATAGAGATGCACTTATCTCCAGGCTTGACGAAGGAATGAAACTGATATCTGCTCTCAATCTCCCGGAGGATTTCAAAGAGACGTACACAATAGTGGCTGACGGAATGAAGGAAGAGCTTATGAAATGCCATGTTGTAATACCGAGGAGGATTGAGTGATGGAACAGATATCTATGCTTCCATCGGAAGACGTAGAAGAACTTGCGGAGCAAGTAAAGAGATCTGAGGAATACGCCAAGCAAAAGCGGAGATGGGAAAACGCTTTCCAGAAATGGAGCAATGAGCATAGTCAGGATGGAAGTAACAGTTATGGATGCTGTGGATATGGTTCAATGTGCGATTATTGCATAGATAACAGTTACGGCAGACCATGTGTAAGAGCATTGAATGCTATGCTCCGTGAACAGCAAACTACGATTGATTATTCAAAGCGGAACTTTGAAGACGTATGGAGAGGAAGAATGTAATGGCAATCCATATTAATGACATGGCGATGCCCACGAATTGCGGAGATTGCCCGTGCGCATCAATATTTAGAGGATATAGATGTAGAGTTAATAAAAGGGTGTTCGATAAATATCCGCTTGATCACAGACAAGATTGGTGTCCTCTTGAAGAAGTGCCAGAGATCCCAAACCATCTCCGCTGTCGGTGTGGCGGGAAGTTATCAGAGCGGCGATACGATCAGGTGAAAGGAAAGTATTACCGGCACTGTGGCTCATGCAACTTTGAGTTTTATGAGGAGGCAGAAGATGGCAAAGCTGATTGACCTGACCGGGCAGAGATTCGGGCGGCTGACCGTGCTGAAGCGAGACCCGGAGGATTATATCTATCCTGAGCGGTTCGACAATCCGCAGAAACGGCATACAGCCGCAAAGTGGATTTGTCGGTGCGACTGCGGAAACACGGTCAGCATTCTTGGAGCAAACCTGAGACATGGCAATACGCAATCCTGCGGCTGTATCTGGAAAAACAATCTACAGGGAAGGGAGAGAATGAACACAATGAAGGTAAAACTTGATGAGGGGGCACATATCCCGACAAGAGCATATCCATCTGATGCAGGACTTGATCTGTACAGCCGTGATGAAGAGTTCTGGCTGTGGCCGGGACATAATCATACGTTCGATACGGGCGTTCACATTGAACTTCCTCCCGGAATGTGTGGGCTGATTTTCAGTCGGTCTGGTCTTCTGACTAACTATAATATTGTTGCCGCCGGTAATGGAGTGATTGACGAGACGTACAGGGGCAGTATCGGAGTAAAGGTCTACAACATGGGTTCTGAGGGATATCACTTTGTCAAAGGCGAAAGAGTAGCACAGCTTGTCATTGTGGAGGCCAAAAAGCCAGAGCTTGAAGTGGTCGATGAGTTGTCCGAAACAGACAGGGGTGAACATGGTTTTGGCTCGACAGGGAAATAAAAAAGTCAATCCTCGCAGAAAGCCATGCTCTGTTGCTGACCTGAACAGAGCCAAAGACAAAGCCACAAGAGAAGCCGTCCATCTCGCAATGGCGATCTTTTTAATGGTTCTCAAAGATGACTTTGACTTCACGTTGGAACAAGTACGGCATGCATGGGACAGGCTGGATAAGCTGTCTGAAGAAGTAGCAGAACACAGAATCAATGCCCGTGATCTGATTCTCACGCTCAGAGACGAATACGGCATCGATCTCAGATAGGAATGTGATGATGGGGAACAATAGAGAACCGCACAAATGCGACCGGTCTTGCACGCACTTCAAAGCATGGAAGGCGAGAGAGTGGACGAACGCATATCAAATCTACTGCGACTGCCTTATAGACTACACAGAGTATTTCATGAAGGATGTTGAGTGCAAATATTATGAAAGAGACGACCAATATTGCCACGAAACTTTATTAGGAAGGTGATGGAACGATAGAACCGGCAGAAAAGACCTGTGATATGTGGAAAGAAAAAATAATTGCAGAAAAGGAGGAATAGTACATGTCAAAAGCAATCGCAGTCATGGGCGAGAGCGGATCAGGAAAGACCACGGCCATGAGAACGCTGAATCCGAAAGAAACGTTCTATATCGACTGTGACGGAAAGGGGCTGTCCTGGAAGGGCTGGAAGCAACAGTACAGCAAGGAAAACGCGAATTACTACCGGTCGGACAATCAGGACAAGATCCTGACGCTGATACAGAAAATCGACAAGGAAAAACCGGAAATCAGGAACATTGTCATTGACACGGCCAACTCCATCATGGTTGCGGATGAATTCCGCAGAATGAAGGAAAAGGGATATGACAAGTGGCAGGACCTTGCGATGTCCGTTTACCAGATTACGACAACGGCCAGCAGACTGAGAGACGATCTGAATGTCATCATTCTGTTTCACGTCCAGACGGAGAAGGACGATTACTCCGGAAGGCAGTTCACCAGGATTCTCACCAACGGCCAGAAGCTGAACAAGGCCGGGCTGGAAACGAATTTCAC